TCACCATTGTTCGCGAGCTCAATTTCAATATTACGTTCGTGCGCAAAAGCCCAAATTAGAGAACACATAATAATACAATTACCAAGTGATGTATTAAGATCACCCGATGATCGAGTACCATGCATTTCAAATTTAACACTACCATCTGCGGCATATGCAACGCCCCTATTCAGCAACTGCCATCGCAGGAGCTGCTTAAGAGTATGAGAACCAGGAAACATACCCTTATAGAACGAATGTTCATACTGCAAAGCAGTACGACTGACGTGCATGTCGAATTTAGACGCATCGAGGCCGATGGCGACTGGCTCATCAAATCGCAACCATTTCTGGTGCAATATGTGAGCAGATACGTCTGCGTTGAAACCTTTAATAACTGTTGCGTTAGTACAACCACCAAAAGCTTTATTGATCGCGGTAAAGAAGTGATGTTCAGCGTGTTTAAGAAATCGACCTAACTCAAGGTTATACCTCGGACTCCTAGGATTAATGTTTCTACCTGCTTTACTCACATCCTGTTTTCCAAACTTCGTAAACGCCGTAAGGTACGAATCCTTAACATTAAGCGAATCACGAGACAAACTATCTGCAGCAGCGGAATACACACGCCTTTTTGGCCCGTTATAGCAGTCAACAACTTGTTGACGAGTAAGACGGGGCAAACGTGGCATGGCACTCAACACCACCGCTCGAAAGTTCTTCAAGTGGCACGTAGCGTACGATTTTGGTTCGACTGTTAGCGCCGGCCGAAATGAGCAACCCTCCTTACACAAGAAGTATCGCTCAATTAAGGCCTTATACATAACATCGACGTTGTTGTTACAAACTCCCAGATTGTGATCTGGGCCAAATCCCTCGGTCACAACGAACCGTCGGGGTTTGTAAGACTGCCCGTTCCTGCGTATGCACAACCGACCTAAGCACTCCCGTTTAACCTGAGATACCAACTCAGGATCCACGGTACTGTTAGATCCATACACAATAACCGGGCCCCCCTAGCAGACGCGACTGGTCTGTTGAGTTTCCTCCACAGCCCAGCGCAACCATCGGGGAAGCCGGTGTCGGGTCAATGCAACATCATCTAGAACGTTTTCACCAAAGAGTGCATTGAGGGTAATTTGCTGATGAGCGACGATATCAACATCGCGAACATGAAATTTACGGCTAAGCCGCAAATATTCACGCTCAGCTAACAAAAAGTTAGCCTCATTATGATCCATTCTACCAAATTTGGATCGCAGAGCCAATGCCATGTTGGCAGCGTGGCGCGGAACGACACATGTTCGTTCTTTGCAGCCAGCTGGATAGCAAGCTCGTGGTAGTGGATAGGTACTGGTTGCATGGCAAGCATCCAATTCCATAACGGTATCTTTCCAGACATTGAAAGCAGCGATCTGAGATTCACTCTCACTATATTGAGAAATAAACTCTGCCCAGTCGCCGACCGTTTTGCGCATCTCCTCCACCTTATCGTCAACATGCGAATTGACTAGATCATACCCAGTTTCCTGACGAATGCTAACAATAGCAGCCGCGACACTGGTCTGATCAAAACCGGCACCTTGGTGTGTTAAATACCATTGCCGAACCTCCTCGCGTCGAAATTCATCTTCGCGGTACATGTCGATCTCATCACCACCCCAACAACACAATGTGCGTATTATTGGCGAATCAGATACGAAATCAACAAATTGCTTCTTAACATACGTCCAGAAAGAGATGGGACGAACATTCCTAGAACATTCTCTCAACACAGTCTCCGGCACGTAACCTGTCCGTTCCACTTTTAGCCCAGTGGAATTCGATGCAGCATACATCTCGAGTGGGCGCTTACCAACCTTAGCTTTCTCGTTTGGTGCTTTATTCTCTTCAGTACTTAACCCGTCTGAAGTCGGCACAGCATCTGCCTCTTGTGGGTCGAAACCTTCCGCATCATTTCCCGGTTCGCTACTAGGGACGTAACCCCCTTTCACTACTACATCTTGGGTAGCGGTCATCTCAAGTCTCTTACACTTATTTCGTTTCACCTGACGGCGGCGTGTAGTGCGCTTTTTTGCAACACTCAAAGTATTGAGATCTTGAGTCCCTGACTCGTTATTGGTATTAGTTGTCATGGCTTCATTAATGGCTGACATAACATCTGCTCCATACGGTCGTTTTATAGTCTTACGTGACTCCCCCGACAACTCAGGGCGATGGATCATTTGTTGATAGATGCTAACCTACCCGACGCTCGTAGACAAATGAAAGAACGCAATCACGAACCCCTATTAACCGCAGGTCGTAAACTTTTTGTATATATCAACTGTGGCTTGTTACCACAAACATAAAATATGCCATGTTGGTTGACTAACCAGTAGCCTCGGTATACGCAAACTGGCGTGCTGTCGCACTTTCCTCCCCCTATTAGCCACGGGTAGGGAACGTTTTATATCTTTACAGTCCTGACGCCTCGGC